TATGTGTGGACTTGCAATAGATTAGAGCGCCTGCGCTGATTAAAGGACCAGCATCCACTCGCCGGCGTTGTACACTCCGTCGTAGCTCTTTGTCCATTGATGATGTTGCCATTTGTATTGAATACCAGTAGTGAGGTTAGTAACGTATTGTAAGCTATCTACTAGCTGACTGTCAAATACAACTCTCCAAAAGTTTCCATTGTACTCAACAATGTCATTAGCATGGGCTACTAGATTCTGTCCACTGGTACCCTTCCACGCTTCTGCACCATCACTACCGTTTTCATAATCACCAACATCATTCACTAGCAAGTATCTTGTGCCAACTGCTGGGTTGGTCAAGAAACTGTTTACATTTACTGTCAGTGGGTCAATGATAGCATTGATATTCTGCATGGTGTTTGCTGGCAATGTATCATTGAATGGATTGAAGATCAATACAGAGTCATCGGTTGGGTTGATGGCAATAGTTCCAATGATCTCACTATCATTTGGGGTAGAGATGCGAATCTCACTTGAATTAGCTCTGTACTCACCGTACTCACCAATCAATTGAGTCCAACTATGCTGTGCAGTAACTGCGTCAATACCATAAGTGTTGGCAGTAACAATGTCACTTGGTTTCAGCAACTTCAAAAAGTAATTAGAGCCAACGTTGTATAGCATGATGCCATAGTTGTTGACTGTGGTTACTGTCTGCCCAATTTCGGCCATAGTCTCAAGTTCTTGAAAGTTTGTGATGACTTTCTGAATGACGCCCATCTTCTTGACTTTGACACTTGTGCTGATCCAAATTGGCATTTCAAAAGTCAAAGTCGCAATGCTGATTGGTTCTTCACTGCCTGTTGGTACTGAACGACTGTCCCATGTAGTATCAGTCAACAATACGTAAGTCAAACTGGCCCAATCAATGTAATTGTCTGTGCTTTGTAATTCAAGTGCTGGCTTGAATAGCTGACTCAACTGTTCAACTAACTGTAGTTTCTGTTCTGTGTTACTTGTCCAGATATCAAGTTTTAATGTCAACTTGTATGGGGCTGGCATCAAACGTTCTACGCTGTACGATTGTCCTTCTTGAGAAGTATATGTACCAGTTTCATTGTCAAAGTGTCGCTGACGAATCTGCATTGTTTGTGTGAATGTTGGGTCTTGTAATCGTGCTTGATCAAAACTAAGACCGCTGATATACACAGCCATTGCTGGTACACTATTCAATGTGTTTTCACTGTTGTTGCGTAGAATAGTCGCAGCCTGTCTGCTTTGATCTCCATACACAACTGGCACACGTTGATAAGAGATATTTCCATTTCTATCTGCGCCAAACGCAACGTAGAAGTCACTCATCATGCGAATGAATTGACTGATATAACGACGAATTTGCCCGTCGTAGAAGTAATTTGATGGTGCTGACATTAATTATCTGCCTTTGGTGTTAGTGCTTTGCTTAGACTTTGTTTGACGTTTACAGTGTTACCATCAGCGTTAACAAACGAGCCGCTGGCGTTGACAAACGTACCTAATTGAGTTTGGTTGTTTGCGCCCTGTGTGAGGCTTGTGCGCTGTACATCATTGATTGCAACCCAACGTTTGCCATCATATCTGAATACTCTGTTTGGCAAGTAATCTGTGCGCAAGAAGAACTCACCACTCAGTGCATTTTGTGGGAATTGAATGCCCATACCCATTGCCACTGCGTTGGGGGCAACTTTGTCACCTGACAAGTACGCATATGGAACATCTTGAGCAGTTAATAAGCCTTCGTCTGCGGTGTCATGAATTTCATCGGCCTTATCAACTACATCATCCGCAGTTCTAAGTGGCTGTGGCGGGATAGATTCTGGCTGAACGTAAAGAGAGCTAGTGTCATACCCGCTCAATGGAACATTTGCTTCACCTTCACGAATCACTGCATCGTTTACTTGAATGTTCTTGTCATAGTTGCTGAGAATCTGACTGATTGGGGTATTATTATTTCCCACAGTGATGTTGTTTAGAATGTCTTTGTACTCTTGTGAGTCAACAAGCGGATTTAACTTGACACGCCATAAGTGTGGCCACCAAGTTGGGGTAAAGCCTTCCGATGCAAAACTTGCATCACCCACTACGTAGTAGCGTTTCAGTGCTGCTGGAACATCTTGATCAAGCGCATCGTAGTCTGTTAAATGTTGTAACTCAAGTACATCACCGTTCATTAGCTTACGACCAATTAAATCTACCATATCACGTAGGTGAAAGACCATAAAGATTGTACCAGTTTGCAAGAATAGACCAAACTGTGACAAATCAAAGTCTTGGTCTTGTCGCTGATAGATACCACGCATTTTATAAACGTCAGTATCGTACTTTCTATCTCTGTTCTCTAGCCATAGCAAGTCTTGAATGTTCTTTTCGCTCTGATTTGTATAGCTTGGTTGACTTGCATACTGACTAACACCCACTGTTGTGCCGCTGGCAATATTAGCTGTGATGTTTGCGCTAAGAGTAATAGTCGTTGCGTTTTTAGCAATGACCTTTGCATTTGTCGGGACGTTTGAGCAAGTGATGGTATCGCCCAAATTTACGTTGCCAGTATTACTGACAGTCAAAACGTCAGTATTAACTGTGCTGACCCCAGTTGTTGTGATTTGAGCACCCTGTGCGATAGGCCCAAGATACTTGTGACACAAAATACCTGTACCACCGACGGTGAACATTTCGCTGATACGGCGATCAAAAAACTTGTAGTCGTTTGAGTGCTTACCGTCTTTCCATAAACTTAGTCTTGCCACTGTAAAATCCTCGTATTACACTATTTATTCTTACTTTGACACGTAAATAAATTGGTCGTATAATACGCAGATGCAAAACAATTACGCCATGAAATTAACCAGACTTTTAGCAGTTGTTTCTAGCACCAATGACATTCGTGCCCGATCTGATCTGTTCAAAATCTACACGAATTGCAAGGCTATCTATGTAGAACTGGACAAAGAAAGCGTGGAATGTCGCAGAACCAAGCGAACCACAGTGAAATACACTGAGCTTGAGCAAAAGTTAAACGAAAGTATTACAGAATTTGAGCAGTGGATCACGTATGCTGCGCTGATCTACACTTGACGAATAAAGATTTTGGTTGTATAATAGACACAAGTTAAACGAAATCGGAGTTGAAAATGGCACGAGAAACAGCAGCACAGCGTAATGCACGATTTGATGCAGAACGTGAACAACGTCGCCTAGAACAAGTAGCAGCTTATCCTTCTCGGTTAATGTCGGCGCTTGAGCGCGTGAATAATCAATACGATTGGCAACTCACTGTTGTGGATGCAGTTTTCCTTGTGAGTAACCCCCACAGTCGTGCTTATCAAAATAAAGAATATCGTATGAGCTATGCCTACGATACAGTTTCGCAAGAGAACTTAGAGGATCTGGAATACATGCTGACAGATTTGGAAGAAGCACAAGCAGAAGCCAAGCGCCAATCAGCAGTCAAAGCAGAAGCTCAACGCAAAGTGCGTGAGTTGTTGAATGACGAAGAACGTGCATTGTTGGGGTTGTGATGCTGATCAAAAACGCAACAGTACGCCCCGGCGTCAATGAGTTTGAGGCCATTCAAGTTGGCGACTATATGGAACAGCATAACCCAAATGCATACTATACCATGCTACCTGGAAATGAATGCATTTGGGTATATTTTGGTCACATGAACTTGTACTTTATCTTCCGAGAAGGTAAGATTGCAGATGTGCAAGTTGACTGATAATTCTTTTGGGTGTATAATTACTGTATGTATAATGTAAAAGGTAAAAACACAAGCTACGATGTTTTGTCATTGGACAAAGCAATGGCGTTGGCTAAAGAAATGAACGAGTTTGTAACCATCACAGGTCCGGACTTTGAGATTGTAGGAATGTTTGGTGTTGATAGTGTTAAAGACGGTAAGTGCCCTGACGGGGTTGCTTATGACTGGAACAAAGCGAGCCGAATCGGTCGTGTTAAAAAGGAACGTATATAATGGCAACAGTTGCTGGCATCAAGATTAAGACTAAAGCTCCCCGTGAGAAGCGTATCGCATTTGCTGACGAGAAATACACTGGTCCCGAACCAATGTGGACAGAAGATGCCGCTACTTGGGATCCTGAAAAGTTTGATAGTAAGATGCGCAAGAGCATGAACTATTACAATTATCATTACAGTCAAAAAGATTGTAAGAAGTACATGGTGGCATGGGCACAGAAGTCGGACAAGTTTGACAAAGACGAACTCAAGGCCTATATTCGTAGCAGTGACAAAGCAACTAGCATGACTGCATGTAGCCTGATTATGGCTCATAATGTTGGTATGCCCTTAAAAGCGCGCCACGTTGAATTCTTGCTTCAAAGTATTCGTTCTGCAATTGAGTCGGCAGAACCTGAAGTCATTGACGAAATCAAGACCCCTGAGCAGGCATACAAAGCCCCTACGATTCAAGATCGCATGAACGAAAAGACCAGCGAACTCATCGGCGAACTTGAGGGGAACTATGATGACATGGCCTCAGTCAAGTTCTATGACTGGTTCACCAAGAATAACGTGATTCAGAGTCAACTAAGCAAATATGAAGCACTTTTTGCAAAACGTAAAGCAGAACTTGAACTTGCTCAGAGCAAGAAAGATGCGCAAGTCACAGAGGGTTATAGTCATCTTAAAGCAGCAGACCTCAAAAAGCGAATTGCTTGGCTTGAGCAATTGCTTGCCGCAGTTGAGCAATATCGCGGAGTTAAGAAAGCAACAAAGAAAGCTCGTGTTAAGAAAGCCCCGAGTAAAGAAAAGCTGGTCGCTAAACTCAAGTATGCAAAAACTGACGCGGCACTTAAAATTGTGTCGATCAATCCTGCGGACATTATTGGTTCTGGAACGTTGTGGGTATATAACACTAAGACACGCAAACTTGGGAAGTATGTTGCGGCAGCATATAAACAGCTTTCAATCAAAGGGACGAGTATTGAAGGATTTGACACAGATAAATCCATCAGTAAAACTCTACGAAAGCCCGAAGAAAAGCTCAAAGAGTTTGCAAAAGCTGGTAAAGTAGCATTGCGCAAGTTTCTTGAAGATATCAAGGCCACAGAAACCAAGCTAAACGGACGTATCAGTACTGACGTTGTTCTTCTAAAAGTAGAATAATCAACTAGCTCACTCAGCCCTGCTAATATAAATAGAGTATTAGCAGGGCATTTACATGAGCCAATATTCTATACCAAATCCTTCAACTACCGCAGGTAACTTATCAGCTTTCGGTAGCTTACCCACAAGCAGTCTCTATAACCCAACAACGGGGACTGGATCGGGACCAATCGCCTTTGATCCAACTGCATTACCCACAAGTGATGCAAAACGTGCTGAAATCATTGATTACATCCGAATGCGTCTTGCTGACGGTATTGTTGATGTTGAACTTGATTTAGAGCATTACAATATGGGTATTAATCAGGCTCTAATCAAATATCGTCAAAGAGCAGCAAACAGCGTGGAAGAAAGCTATGCTTTTCTTGACTTGCTACCAGAAACACAAGAGTATATCCTGCCCAAAGAGATTATGAACGTCAAAGCCGTTTATCGTCGTGGTATCGGAAGTGTGACTGGAACAACGGCAAGTCAGTTTGAACCATTTGCTAGTGGTTTCATG